AGCACCGGTTTCGAGGAAGTTATTTCCACGGAAACCAACCAATACTACGTTATCGGTCATATATGGGTTCTTGTAGACTTGGAAGCGACTTGCGAAGCTACCAACACGACTTACACCCATTGCGAACTTAGCTTGGTCACCATCGGTATTAACAACATAACCTGGGATTGATTCCAAGATGGTTGCTACGTCTGGACTTACGACCAAGAAGTTAGCGCCACCACGGAGGGTCAATTTTTGGATTGTGTTAGATACTTTTTGGATCTTATTACCGAGGGTTTGGAACCAAGTACTCTTTACGTAAGCGGTACGATTTGCTGAAGCATTTGCATTACGTGTGAAGCTAGCTTCACCTGTGGTTGCATTTACGCTCTTGCTAAATTCCACACCGATTTGAGCACTCCAAGCTTCAGTTGTTACGCCTGTTACAGCGTTGTTCAACATGTCGAGGATTTCTAGATCAATTTCCATACTAACATATTCACTCAATAATGCAGTCAATGTTGCTTCTGCGTCTATGGAGTGATATGCGTTCATGTCTTGAGCTAGTTCTGGGGTCCAGACTGCTTTCAACTTACGGGTTTTGGCAACGATAGGCTCACTATTGAGTACCAAGTTGACTTCAGGAATACTGATATCAGTGTCGATACTTTGTGTAGCAGGAGCGTTACTACCACCTGAACCTTCACCAGCGGTTTTACCAGCTTCGAAGTCACCACGGAGGTTATCCGTTGGTTGTAGGGTATAAACCAATTTAACGTTACCGATACCACTGTTAGAAGCGGTTACGATATAAACGGTTTGGTAGAATGGGTTACTGAAGCTACCGGTATTCAATACTCTGGTATAAGTATTTAGAACTGTACCACTGCTTGCGAGTGTAGCAGGAGCTGCTGCATCGTCGATCAAATTGAAGCTACGAGCTGCATTCAAATCGATATTCCAAGCATAACCTGTGGCAGCTGCGGTATTTGATTGTGTATTATCGTCGTGATTCAAGATAATCTTGAATAGTTTCTTTGCTACTACGGATGAGCTTAAATCAGAAGAGTATTGAACGTCATTCCAAGAAGCTGTTTGGATGGTATTACCTATAGACGTTGCGGTAGGACTTTTTGTGATTGTATAGGCTGAGCTAGTCAATGCACGGCTTGAGTAAGCGTATGCACCTTGACCGTACAAACCTTTAACTGCATCATCGGTAGATCCGAATTTCTTTTGGTTACCACCGAACAAGCTGTCGTTCAATGCTTTACCAGCACGTGTAACTACGCCGGTACGATAGTCTTGACCAGGAGCGGTAGTACCATATTTGAAGTCTAAGTAGAAGATAAGACCGGAAGGAAGATTCATTGGTTGTACACTAACGAATTCCTTAGCAGCGATCTCAGCAAATACACGACGAACTAGAGGTAGTGCTACACCTGCCCATTGTTCGGAACTGGTACTGGTACCAGTTGTAGTAGCTTCATCCAAGAGTTGTTTTGCTTGATTTTCAAGCAAGATACTCATGTGAGCTTTATCTAGACCTTTGCATCCTTCTAGAAGGCCGCTCTTTTCCCATTTGCTTTGCAATCCACGTGTTTCTGCCATCAATCTGGCCTGTGGATTCATATTATTTGTCAATAATGATTTAATATCACTCATATATGTTTCCTAATTTATTGTTTGGTTTTTTACTCGCAAACTAATTTTTACTTCGTGATTCCAGCGAGTTTTTGGAGTCTTGAAGCCAAGTCACTAGCTTGAGGGTCTACAATCGCAGATTCAGGCTTTGTACTTGATACTGGTTTGCTTGCCAAACCTTCGGTGATAGTTTGTGCAGTTGCATTTATTTTCTTTTTAGGGGCAACTGATCCACCGGCAATAATTGATTCGGCTAAAACTGTATAAGCTAATTTGACTTCACGAATATTCTTCGTTAAGTCGAAAGTATTGATTACTTTAAGTTTTTGTTCTTCGGTCAAATTCTTACCTTTGAACAATTTGTTTGTATAAAGCAACTTAGCGTTTAGTAAGTTTGCTTCATTCAACACACCTTTTAGATATTTGACAGTATCACGATGTTCTTGTAAATCTTGTTTCAACTGTTCATTTTCTTCATTAATAGCGATCAAAGCTTCTGCTAGTTCATCAACACTAACTTCTTCTTCGTATGTATCTTCTTCCATTGGAGATGGAACTTGACCTGCAACTGGTGCGGCGGGAGCAGGAGCTGGTGTTGTTGGAGCTTGAGCTTGTGTAGGATCTACTGATGGAACAGCAGGAGCTGGAACAGCAGCTGGAGATTGAGCATCTTGTTCATCTAATTCTGCTAGAAGTTCGTCTAAATCAACAACTTCGTCCGTGAATCCTGGTTCATCATCGTGTTCACCATCGTGTTCATCTTCACCTTCGGATACTTCACCTTCAAGTTCAGCTAAAATTTCATCTAATTCTTCGCTGGTGACTTCGGTTTCTTCTTCTTGAAGTTGTACAACTTCTGGGCCTTCACCACTTGTTTCGGTTGAAGTTTTATTTGCAGATGCCGATGGCGTTTTTGGATGTTGTTTACTTGCAACATTTCCTTTTTCACCACCGATACCAGATGAAGATAATTTCTCTTCGATGGTACCTTCTTCTACTTCACCTTCGGCTTTTTGTTCCGTATCAGCCTCGGCCATTTCTTCCTTGAGTTTTTCTGCAAACATTTGTTTCATGCTGGCAGCAAAATTTTCTTCAAGGAAAGTTTTTGCGTTTGCTAATGCAGTTTCACGAACTGCTTTTGCATCTGCGATACTTTCTTTTAATAAATCGCTCATATAATAATTACTATCCTTTCTTGATTTTGTCTTATTGTGGATCGTCATTGATCCGGTGAAGCTATTGAAGAACTTCAAAGAAGATAAATTGATATGACATCAAAGAATGATGTATTTGTATAATAAATATGATTAAAATTACAAACAATTAAAATTTTTTTATATTTATTGATATATGCCTGCAAAATCGCAAAAACAAGCAAACTTATTTAAATTAGTAAGAGGTGTACAAAAAGGTAGTATATCTCCAAAAAAAGTATCATTACAAGTTCGTAAAATGGCCAAAAGTATAAAACCAAGCAGTGTAAAAGACTTTACAAAAGTCAAAGAAATTGTAAATCGTCTTAAAGAATCTGAGTATAGTTTGAGTAAATTTAAAAAGGTAGAAAATAAATCATTCGATGCACTTTTATCTGAAAATAACGGATTACCATTTGACAATAAGGAATTGTTAATATTTCAAAGCAAACAAAATGGATTTACAGGTTTTGGCAAAACTCCTTTTTTACATAATAAAAATAAAAATGAGATGACCGCCGAAGTATTTAGTAACAACAGTGCTAAAAAATTTGTATTCAAGAAACTAATTGATGTCAAAGACGAATCGGTAAATAAATACGCATGCTTTATAGAAAAAAGCTTTCCTGATAACAACAAAAAAGAAGTATTTTATACATTAAGCAACAATTTTATTGAAAACGAAATTTCGGAAAAAACAAAAATGTTAGGAGATTTCATAAACCGAATCAATTCATATGGCATATAATTTCAATCCAAATTTTTCAAAACATCTAAACACTAAATCTAATAATTACAAAAATATTATTAGAAATGGAGATGAAACTATGTATTCAAATCCAAATATGTTTGATATAAAATCTGCTAACAAAAGCGAATCAAAAAAGTATTCTCTTAATTTTATTAATACAGATAATTTTGAAGAATCAGAAAGCAAGTTCAAATTGGAAGATGTTGATGATCCAAATGGGTGGAGCTTTAACGAATTGGATATGTTGGGAGAAATGAATTTTAGAATAGAAGATGACTACAACATGTATTCTGAAATTGAAGTTCCATCTTTGCAACTAGACAGCGAAAAAGTAAAAGCCTTCGTTTATAAAAATAAAGAAGGCTACGTATTGGAAACTAGCAGAAAATATGTATTTGAAACCTTTAATAAAATGATTGAGTTCATAGACTCAATTCCCATTAAAACATTTTAAATATTTAAGTTATTGGTTTATTTATTATTTTGATTGGATTGATACATCTCGTTGTTAGTATCTGCAATTTCAAAGTATCTTTCCAATCTATGTCCTATTTGTTCGTACAACATTTCAAGTTGTTGTTCAATTGATTTAATTTTTTGAGCTTCTTCGTATAATTTAGCCGCATCTTTTTTGATTTCTTTCATGTCACGTTGTATCATCTTTGCTTCCATCCAATCACCACATTCTTTGATGGAGTATCGTTCGGCTAAATTAACTGCTTCCATTATGTTATTGGCCGCAGTATACACATTGTGCGACTTTAAATTGTCACGATATGCGTTGTACGATTTAATAGTTTCATACATCTTCTTTTTCTCTTCTTTTGTAAGCGGAGTATAAGCCGTTTCAGTGGAATTTTCCAATAAATGTTTTAATTTCATACTTTATAAATATATTTTAATTCAAATATAATTCGAATTTAATGCTACCACAGTCCCAGATTCTATCATATCCATTGTTTTTCATGTTTTCCCACTCCGATAATAATGTGTTAAAATTCTGCAATACAGAGCTTAATATTTGTTTTCTAAATTTATATCTATAAAACCGTTTAATATTTTTCTTTGGTACATACCAATAATTAGGAGTTCCGCTGGATATCTTGGTAAAACCCAACTTTTCGTATATATTGTTTGTCATCTTTGTCCATCTTCTATCAGCATATGATAATATTCTAGACGGTTTATATGTTTTTATAAAATGTGACAATAATTTACTACCAATACCCGTAACATTTCTAGAAGTTGCGAATCGTATTAATTCATATTGACCATCTATGAGTTTTCTATGACCCATAGCAATTCTAGGTTTTCCAAATGTCATAACGGCAACCAATTCATTTTTGTAATACGCACCTAGTTTAACATTGCTAAAATCATCACCTTGAATGTGGTACTTATATAGAAAATCATTTTTATCTTTCACCGATATTTCTTTTATTTCACAACATCTAGCATAACACTTATCTGTATTTTTAGAAACATTTAAAATGTGTGACAGTTTGGATTTTACAATTTCTTCGTTATCAATCCATTCATCTTCGAATATATGAACTAAATGTATATTAACCTTTTCACACGCTTCCGTTTTATTTAAATGATAATTTCTTTTTTTGCCACCGTTTAATTCGCCGTGCCAATATAAACCGTTACACTCAATTGCTACATTTTTCGACGGAATGTAAATATCTAGTTCTTTGCCATTTAAAATTGATTTATCGTTTTCTACAATCTCGGTACCATTTTCTAGTACGCTTTTTATATAGTCTGTGATTTCTTTTTCAAATAATGAAGATCCTTTTACTGGATAACACACTTTACATCTGGGAACATCTCCATCTTCTAATTTATCAAAAAATTCATTTGTACATTTTACACATTTAAACTTATAGTCTACACCTACTCCGTTATATTCCTCTTTTGAAAACAATGGAATTATTTTACCTTTTAATCTGTCAGTTGAAAATAAAGAATCGTAAAATTGATCTTTTCTTTCCTTTGAATATTTTTCTCTAATTTCAATTCGTTTGGTGTTATTATCAACTCCGTATTTTTCAATCATTCCATTTTTTCTTATCTTGGAATCCATTAATATCCAATCTACACCATAATTTTTAAAACATGTTTGTTTTTTCTTATCAGAAACCTCGGTTAATTGTGATACATTATCAACGCCATATTTGTTTTTAACAGTAATGTTTCTTTTGGAAATTACATCTTTATTACTTAGTCCATAATCACTTCCGTACTTCTGATTATTTGTGTTTTTTATTTTACTAAGTGTTTGTAAATCTAGTTGCGCACATGATTTTGAACAAGTTCTAATATATCCTTTTGTAAATGTTGAAAAATTAGTAGCGTTGTTACAATTTGGATTTTGACACTTATAAAAAGTTAAGTTGTTATTAACAATGTGCCATATTCTCTGAGGAAATGTAGGATTTAAATCGTTTAAAAACAGTGTACACTGAAGAATATCTAAATATCTGTTATTGTAGTTATATGTATCAAACCACTCTTTTTTACATTTTTTTGATACCAATTTATCACCACATATTAAATTTAGTTTTATCCAATTTACCAAATCCGTATAACTCATATAACATAATATATCAAATCGTATGCTATAAAGTCAAAATATAATTTTAATTAAAAACTAAACAAATTACAAATCGGATAAAATACTGTGAATAATTTTTTCCACATTGATATATGGATTAATGATCTTATTTTCCACACTTTCATTTATCTTACCTTGAGGATACATAAAAGCTCCTTGGGTGCTCGGATTTGATACGAAATCGAATGCAATCAAATCAAAATCATCTTGAACAATATCTGCATTTTCTCTCATATCTTTTTTAACTGATCCTAATCCTCGGCTACTGATTCCCAGCAATATACCAGCCTTTAAAAGATCTTTTAAGATATTTCCACTGGGAGTTGGTAAAATTTCCACGGTTCCTACTAAGTCTTTACCATCCCAACCCATATCTACAATATTATGACTGACATTTTTTAGATTAACAACCGATGATTCTGGATGATCTAACTCGCCCATTGCTCTACGTTGTTTAACAAAATTATCCATGTATTTCTCAGACTCACGTTTTAGTATTTCTTGTGGATAAACTCTGCCATTTTGATTTTTTGCGTCGGCTCTTTGTAATACTCCAGTAACAACCATCTTACCATCCGCATATGATTCGTTTAAAGATGATTTTTTAAATTCAAACGGTAATATATCTATCAATACTTGTTTCATGTTATTTTGTTGGTGTATTTGAAATTGGTTGTTGTGATTTATCTTGTGAAGCTGGTTGTTCTAATGAATCATCGTCCGCAGTTACTGTATTACTCAATGCCGATGATTGTTTTGGATCAACAAGTGCTTTTGATTTAGCTAATTGATATTGATCTTTTGGTTTAAGTTTATCAGCAACACCTAAAATTTTAATTTTATAACCTGGTTTTATAAAAAACTTAGCTAACTTTTGTTTTTGTTCTTCTCTGCCTATAATAACTATTACATATCTATCATAATAATAATCTATAGAAACTCCGGTTACATTTATTGTGTAATCACTTTCAGGTTGTTTATATCCTTTACTAGCTCTAACAACAATTTTCTTGCCTAAGATCTTATCTTGTATAGTTTTTTGTAAATTTACCTTAATTTGTTCAGTAGAATTTTTAAGACTTTTGTCAAATTTAGTAAAATCATCTTGTACATCATAAGATGTTAAATTTATAGGCGGTTGTTGTGAAGTTGTAACAGTTTGTTGTGCAGGTGATACGTTTTGCGCAATCTGTTGTGATTGTTGTTCGTATTTTAATCCATTATAACCCTCACGTAAATTACTATGTTCTGTAAACGGCAATGATGATTGTTTAAATCCAACTAAATTCGGATCTAATTGTGGATCATTATGTTGTACTAATCCATGTTCATCTTTATAAATGCGCATCGGTTCTATATTTTGAGCGGGAGTTGAATATGATGGTTCACTATAAACTTGATTTTCCAAAGTATAATTCTTACTCTTTTTTACTTTATTTGCAAGAGTATAACCTCCCTGTTTGATAGTATCGGGTCTAGCGCCATGTTTACTAAACGCAAATGGAGTTGATCCAATATCACCGCCAAATTGAACTCCACCTGTAGCAACTGGTGCGGTGCCTGTAGTACTAGCTTCTTTACGAATCTTATATGATTCCAATGCTTTTTTTAATTTCTTTTTAAGACTTTGTTTCATCGGATACCTTATTTAATTCTTCTATTAATTCATAAGCATTTAACAAAGAAGATAGTTGATTTTCTTTAACAACTCCGGTTATAGGTTTTGAATAAAATTGGCTAATTACCTCATTTATTTTTATTTTAACAACCTCAGATTTTACATGTAAAGTTTTTTCTTTTAAAACTTCACACAATCTCTTATATTCTTCATTAACAAACATGGTAAATTTATTAGTATTACTTATGTTTGTTATATATTCTTTTAATAATCGTTTTTGATCTGGTAATAAATTGCTATATTTTTTGTTGAAATTCTCAATCAAAAACTTATAAGCTAACAAACGAACTTCGGTAGGTTGACTATCGTAAACATCCATGGAACTATTTGATGATTTTTTATCACGGGTCAAATTTTCAATAATATATTCTCTACTTTCCACCAATTCATTTATATCAAACTTTATTTGTGTTTGAACACGATCTTCAAATAATTTATAAATGGATGCGTATAACTTATAATTTGGAATTTTATTTTTTAAAAATTCATCTATATTGTATTTTTCTTTAACTTCTTTAATTAAATTATACTTTTGTTTATCTAACTCACGTTCATCTAATTTTGAACGTGTTTGTAATATAACATTTACCAATCTATCTGCAGCTGCTACATCTTTAACATTTTGTTGAATTATAAAATTATAAAGTTGAATTTCTTTTCCCAGATCTTTGCTTTCGTGAAAGTATTTGAACATTAAGTTTTTGGTAAATGACTCATCTCTTCCAGCTAAAATATCAGCTGTAATCTGGCGAGTTAATAACTCAAACAATATTCCAGCATTCTTAAATTTTGAATGTTTCGCTTTCTTTTGCATAATATATTATTATTTATAAATATATGATAATAACATAAATGTATATATTTATGTTATTCTTTTATATTAGTTTCATCCATAAAGGATTTGTTATCGCCTTCTTTAAGTATTTCTCTTTCTTGATCAACTGTATTTAATAAATCATTTAATCCACTCAGAGATTCTAATGATAACGGAGATCTGTTTTTATACTTATGAGCTACAGACAAATCTGATTTTCTATTATTTTCCAATGTACCCAGTGGATCCTCTCCAAATGGATAATCGCTAGCCTTTTTTCTACCAGTCTGATCACGTTCCGATAGCTTTGGCGGTTCGGATGATTTTTCTTTAGGAGCTTCACTTGGCGTTTTATCCGTCGAAGGTGTAGATGTTGTATCACCTTCGCCACCACTTGTATCGCCACCACTTGTATCGCCACCACTTGTATCGCCACCACCTGTTTCATCGGTTTCTTTTGATTTTAAAAATGATAAAGCTGGGTCATTACCTTCATCTTCGATTTGTTTGAATCTATAACTACTCTTACAGTCATCTACTATTTGTTTTTGTAGAATGATCATATCTTGATCACTTAAACCAAACACGTTTTCATATACCCACTTCTTACTGAACAATTTCTGTTCAGCCATATCTTTACTAACTTCAACTTTACTCTTCCAAACATCAAGTTTTTCTTTTTCAAATATTGTAGATGGATTTGTTAACTCAAGACTAAAATCTACCAACGATTCGTCTCTATATCCTTGACTATACAAATGAATAACTGCAATCTTATTTAATTCACTTACTATAATACGTTGGACACGTTGAATAGTTCTAGCAAAACGAATATCTTCCGCTGCTAAAGTTGCTTTACCAGAATTGTGTATGATTACGCCAGCTGATGTTGCAAAATTATGATATTTTGTGATCGTGATATCACATGTATCAATTCTATCTTTTAATACTTCAACCTTTACAACTTTATGGTTTTTATAAACTTTGTTGAAATTATTCATGAATCCTTTATTTTTTAGTGCTAAAGGCATGTGATTCAAAACAAAATCTAATTTATTAACCACACCGTGGTGTATAAATAATTTATTTAATGTGTTTCTATCAATCTTACCAAGTTTATTTTCTAAATCTTTAAAAGAAGATGAAGAATTTGCGACGTGAGTCAATTGGTCGTATGTGATTTTAGTAAACTTCACGTTGTATCTTTTATCGGCGACGAAATGTTTGTTAGAACAACCAACTGAACAAGTTTTGGCGTTTAATGATTTGACGGTGTAAAACTCACAGTTGCACGTAGGGCACGTTTTAGTATAGCCACTTCTTAAACCTTTGTTAACAGGACTGTGTGTTTTCACATAATGTGCTAAATGTACTGCGGACTTTAATCCACCCAATTTTCCTGCTTTAACTACACTCTCTCTCCATTTTGGATTATTTACTCTATTTTCTATATTTTCTTTTGAGTTTATTGTTTTTTCTGATAACAACGAGTGAAATTTTCTATGTTCAAAAAAGTTCATAGAACAATCCAAATTCTCCGGATTATTATTTAATTTATTAAAATCAACGTGATGTACCACATTTCCAGAACCACGATTAATTAAATTATAGTGTTCCGCAACTAATCTATGCACATCTTGATATTTTCCAGTAGATGGGTGGTACACCATTTCATATCCACGGTGTGTTTTTTTATAACTTTTCTTTGTATATAAAGGCATCAATGATTGTTCTGGTTTCAGGTTGATTGCGTCAACCCACTCACCAGTTCGTGTCATAAATTTATGATCCGGTGTACAATCAATGTATTTATCATTATCAAACCAAACTCTAACAATTTCTGCGTTTTTTCTAGTATATCCAGCCCACTCAATTTCTCCTGGAACTATATTTTTTGTAGACTCGTCGATGGAATATACATAATTTTTAATGCCATTATTATAATCATCAATCAGTTCTTTAACAGATTTTTCAACTCCGCTCAATAACGGGATTTTTGTATCTGGAGAAACACAAAGTGACTCATCATATCCTAAGAATGCTTTTGGAATCTTCAAAGCTGCCATCATCTTGTTACGAAGATATTCAATATCATCGGTACCAGTCCACTCAAGTCCACTTAAGTTTTCGATGCTTGTTCCACTGTCACCGCCGCGAACAGGTAAGAAAAAGTCTTCGACCATGTTTTGAAGATTGAATCTTAAATTATAATCACCGGTTTGTTGATCCAAATATGGAACTTTTTTCATTTGTGTAATGATTCGTTCCATGTGATTGTCAACTTCATTTGGAGGTATATTACCAATATCAACTTTAAAAATTCGTTTTTCAGGAGCACGCATGATACGATGAATTAACATTGCGTCTTCCATCAAACTCAATTGTTTCCATACACGACGAGCGCCTTCCAATGTACTTTTACCATATGGCAAAAAGTTACTGTCACTTAATAATCTAAAATGTGCAATTTGATAGTTTTCACACTCTTCGATTTTATTTCCATATGGCAAATTAACTTGAAATCTTACAAAATTTCTATTTTTTAAATCCGCATTTTCAATACGTGTAACGTAATATGTACTTAGTGGTTCGACTAAATAAACACCATACTCAGGACTAATATGTAATTTAAGATAAAAGTCTCCATATTTTACCAAGCTACGTGTCCAACTCCACAAGTTAAACTCAATATTGAGAATGTCATAAAACAAGTTATTTAAAATATTCTTAATTTCGTCGTTATTGGAACGAACGGTAATTACATCACCCATTTCGTTTCTAGTAGTACATTCATCTGCATAAATGTCTAAAGCGGATGCCAAAATTGGATCCATATCCATTGTATTTGAGGCGAAACAACTATCTGTTGCAAAATTTTCATATTTTTCAACAGTTACATCATAAACATCAACTTCACCGATTTGTTCAATGGATACAATTTTATGATTAAGCGTAGACTCAATGTTTTGTTTAAATGATTTCCAATCATGACCTTCTTTTTTCAATCGGTTTTGAATAGTAGAATGATCACAATTAATATGTTCTATGAAGTCCCATAAGTTAATCTTCGAATATTCTTTGTAATATTCAAATGCTTTTTGTTTTACATTATCAAACGTTATATCGTGTCTATATTTTGGATTTTTGACATCAGTTTGATCTCTATTCTTGAATACATT